TGGAAGTGAAAGATAGGCCCAAAGAGCCTGTGTAGTGTTTGGTGTTTGTGGTCTGTGGCGCGGGCGTGGAGCCTACGCGCAGTCCTTGGCTGCGATGACCTGAAGTCTCACATCGCAGCAGTACTCGCCTAGTCGCGAGTTTTCGATGACCCTGGCGATGTCATACAGTGCTGTGTGACAGAGGTCGTAGTGGTGGGAGTAGTAGGTCGCTTTGTCAGTCTCGGTTGGTCTATTGAGCAATGTATCGCCCACATAGTACTTGTACTCTGACTCGGTCTGCATACCGCGTCCCGCACCAACATAGCGCCGCAGCATCTTGGCAAGGGCACAGCACAATGGGTCAACGAGGCCGTAGTTTTCCATGGTGCTTGCAATGCTACGTAGCCATTCGATTCGTTGGGCTGGCGGTCGTTGGTGTAAATCCCAACAGATTTTAGATAGGATTCGGCCAATACGTGGCATGAGCACAAAGGAACCACAGGTGGGGTAGAAGCGCCCACTGCAAAACTCAACATCAAGCACGTCGTCGCGCACCATGATTTCTATTTCCATGCCGAAACCCTCGTACACTCGTCTGAGGCCTTCAACACCTTGCCGCCTATTGAGTTCTCTGGCAGTGGTGATTGTGACACTGTCGTCGCCGCATACTATGCTGATCCAATTGTTGCCTCGACCATGTGCAGCATACTTCATGCAAATGTTGATGAGTGTGTCACCGATGGAAGTGTCTGGCCATCCTGATTGCATTGTGTAAGGCACAGCATAACGGCCACCCAACTTGCTGTAACCACGGCTGAGCCTACGCTTCAGCAAGCGTCTAACCTTGCGAGGCAAGTACGTTGCGTAAATGCGGTCCAGCATATGGAATGCCCCCTCTGTGAGATGTAAGTCAAAACGTGACTGATCATCCTCAACGAAGACAACGCTGTCGCCGTATTCCATGGCTTCAGTGACCGTGTCGATGGCTTTCTGCAAGCAATCCCCAACCTCAACAGCATTCAGGCCACAGGTGTAAACAATCTGATTGCAGTTGTCCCAGCTGGTGGGCAACCAGTTCGGCATGAATGCGTCTCTGACCGATTTGACCCATGGTCTGAGGTAGGGCCCGACACTGCAACTCAGTTCTAACGGGCACCCTTGAATCCAGCGGGGATCCTTGAACTTGACGTCATCCATGTCTTTAACAGCCACCTCACGCTTAATGAAAGCTGATGCAGCAAGGCTGAAGTCGGTTGAATATTTCCCGATCCTCAGGAGTGCTTCGCGCCTGGCCGGTGGGAATGTAGACGCCCATAGCTCGAAATTCATGGGTGCATGTTGTTTTGGCACTTGTAGGTGTCGCAGAATGTTCATGAAAGGCAGAACCTCAGCCCTCCATCTTTCCACCATTGCTCTGTAAGTTTCAGGGTCAACATGAACTGGCAGTAATTTTCCCACGCGCCCGTGCAGAGCAATTGCTTCATTGTGGCTGCACATCCTGAACACTGTACCAACGCGCCCGTAGATGCCCCAGTACCCACTACAGCCATGCTTTTGTATGCAGCTTAGTTCTCCTGGAGTGTATCTGAATGCCGGTTGGGTAGGCACCAGCGGCACTAGTCCATCAAGACAAATGTCTTCAATACACATGTGTTGGTGTGATATAGAATGCATGTACGTTTGTCGTGCGACTATTGGTGCTAAGAGAGCGCTGACGTGCATGGCCGCAAGGTTGACTGCGAAAGGCGGTATGGGTTCAATGGCTTCAATTTGGTTGAGGATTCCTGTGTAGCAAGCAACAGCATTCCAGAGACTATGGAAGTAGATTGCATAGTTGAGGGGCAAGACGGCGAGAGCACCGTGCAGTGCGTAGCGTCCCCA